ACTGGCGGGCGTCTCATGGCCGGTAGTGTCGCCAAGCCCAGTGCCAAGGGTTATTGGACACGGTGGGCTGGATTGCCGAACGCCTCGCCCTCGCAGCTTTTCGACACCATCCCAGAGGGCTGGCTTTCCAATGCGCCAATCGGCACGCTGGTATTGCGCTTCGGTGCCGCAACCGCCGTCACGATCAGTGACCCGATAAGTGGCACGAATCTAATGTGGGGCGGCAAACGCGACGCCTCACGACCTTACCTTTTCGTCGATGCAGCCAATCGCAAGGCGTGGACGGCGGCCAACGCCGACGCTTGGTCGGGCGGCACGGATGCGTCGAATGGCATCGACTGGACCACGGAGCCACTGCAAGTGTGGCCTGACATTTCGTCCGGCGATTATCGCCTCGCAATCAAACAGACCGGCAGCACTGACAAGGTGACCTGCCGGTTTTTGCAATCCTGGGAGTGATTCATGGCAAAGTCTCTGCACGCGCGTCTTGTGGCCTATCGTCCATTCGGTGACCGACTCGGTGTGCTGGCCGAGCCGGTGAGCTTCAGCGCGTCCATGCTCCACAATGATGACGGTGCAATCAGCATCGAATACTCGCTGCTGTCCGGTGACGCTCAGGCTTTCGACCGCGAGCTTACGGACGGTCTCGAAGTGGCAGTGGAAGTCTCGGACGGTAGTGGCTTCAGGGAGCCGGATAATGCGCGATTCGTCATCACGGGCCGCTCCGGTAAGACGGATGACCGCACCAAGACCATCACCTATTCCGGTCAGTCGATTGGCTGGCTGCTGTCTAAGGCCGAAAACAACGACGCGAGCCATCTCATCGCCGATGGCGACAACAAGGGTAAAAGGCCTTTTTATTCTTCCAATCCGGGCACGATTCTCAAGACCCTGCTTGACGAAAACCGGGCGCGTGGTGGCGTGGCCACTGGTCTGACCTTGGGCTTCGACACGGCCAAGGACTCGGCTGGCAGTAATTGGGCGAAGAAGTACACTCTGTACTATTCGCTCGGCACCGATTTGCAGACCATCCTGGACGCCCTGGTCAATGGTGGCGGCTGCGACTGGCGCACATCGGGCCGCGCCTTGAAGCTGTGGAATGCGGACAGTGCCGCCTTGAGCCGTGATTTGAGCAAGAGTGTCGTGCTGCAATTGGCGCGCGACATCAGCGAGGCGCCATTTGAGGAGTCCATCGCGGATCTGGCCAGCACCATCCTTGTCGAGGGTGACAATAATCTGCTCTTCCGCATGGACAATCCGGCTGCACCGACGCCTTGGGGCAAGTGGGAGTCCTACAGCTCGCAGGGCGGCGTGTCCGACAAGGACACTGCCCAGGCATTCATGCAGATCACTTTGGATGACGCGGCCAGGGTGCGTGGCCAGTACACGCGCGATCTGGTGACCGCGAATGTGGATAATCTGCCGCTCATCGACTATCATGCGGGCGATTGGATCACCGCACCTACCGTGGCCCACGGCGAGAAGGTGCGCGTGCAGGAAATCGACCTGTCCATGCGCCAGAATGAGGGTTTAAGCGCCTCCATCGCTCTGAATGATATCAAGTATGATGCCTCGGTCAGGCAGGCGAAGAAGATCAAGGGCATTACCGGTGGCGCGGCATTGGCTGGCAGTGAGAGCGGAACCACCGTCTCCACTGACCATGACCATCGCGTGCCGAAAGCGCCGCTCGGCCTTGTGGTGCAAACTGATGCGTATATCGGCAGCGACGGTTTCGCCCACGGCTTGGCCACCGCCATGTGGTCCGCAGTGACCGAAGCGACCAATGACACGGCCATTGAGATCAGCAATTATGCCATCGAGTGGCGCAAGCATGTGGATGGTGCGCCGTGGCATTCGGCTGGCACGACCGATAAGACGCAGCTCGGCTTCGGTGGCCTTGATTGTGGCACGCAAATCGAGGTGCGCGTCAGGGCCGTGCCCACGTACAGCGACAAGCTTGGTGATTGGTCGGATATCGTGGTGGTCACCGTCGAATCCGACACCACGCCATGCTCAGTGCCCTCCAAGCCGACTGTCTCCTCCGAGCTGTGTGTGGTCACCATCCACTGGGACGGCAAGACCGCTGCTGGCGGGCAGATGGAAGCCGACTTCGACCATATCGAGGTGGGCGAGGGCATCAATGCGGCTGGAATGCAGGTCATCAGCGCCACCCAGTCTGGTCAGGGCGCTTACGTCATCACCGGTTTGACGGCTGGCTCACAGCACTCTTATGCGCTGCGCTCCGTGGACCATGCTGGCAATAAGTCTGACTGGTCTGCGATTGCCACTGTGACCGTGGCTTCCGCCGTCTCGCCTGATGAGGTCAAGCAGATTCAAAAGGATTTGGCTGACAATCAGACGGCGTTGAAGGACAATACGGCGAAGCTGACGCAGGCGCAGAAGGACATTGCGGCGAATCAGCAGGCTCAGGCCGCCACGTCGAAGGAGCTTGAGTCGGCTAAGGCTGATATCGAGGCGAATCAGTCGGCCATCGGCACGGCCAACGCCACGCTGAAGGACAATACCTCCAAGATTGCGCAGGCTCAAAAGGACATCCAAGCCAACAAGACTGGCCTTGACGCGGCGTCCAAGACGCTGGCGCAGGCCAAGACCGATTTGTCGCAGGCGCAGAAGGACATTGCCCAGACCAAGACCGACCTGACCACCGCGAACGGGGAGATCTCGAAGGCTAAGGAGTCGGCGGCTCAGGCGTATGCCGAAGCCCACTCAAAGAATCACACTTTCCGTGGGCCTGACATGCCGAAGGACAATCTGATTGTCGGCGATTTGTGGCTCAAGACGCAGAAGTATTGGACGCGCTGGAAAGGGGAGAAGAACGCAAGCCCATCAATGCTTGCCGACTTCTACACCTACTGGACGGGCGAAGCCAATAATTCTCCTTCCGTGCTCGTGCCGCTGTCGGATCGCGTGATTGAGACGCTTGTCTGGGATGGTGCCGCGTGGAACCACATGGGCTATGCCGACGTGGAGAAGAACGCGAACGAGATCGCTCAGGCGAAGTCCGACATCGCGGATAACGCCGCGAAGACCACCGACGCGAGGAAGGCTGCTGAGAATGCCGCTGCCGCCGCGAAGACGGCTCAAGGCACCGCCGACACGGCGAATGGTGCGGCCAAGACGGCTCAGGATACCGCCAATGCGGCTCAGACTGCTGCGAAGAGTGCTACCGCGACTGCCGGTCAGGCAAAGGATGCAGCATCGGCTGCCCAGACCGCTGCCGAGAGCGCGAAGAAGACCGCTGGCAATGCGGAGACGCTGGCCAACACGGCCAACGAATCCGCGAAAGCCGCCAAATCCGACGCTTCCGCCGCCAAGACGGATGCGGCCAATGCCAAGACCACCGCCGCAAATGCGTCCAGTGTGGCGACACAAGCCAAGGCCACGGCTGACAGTGCGGCACAATCCGCCACCGACGCCGCCAATGCAGCCCAGAAGGCGAATACCGCTGCCGCTGCCGCCGCTGGCGTGGCGAACGGCAAGGCCGACGTGCTTATCCAGGGCACGGCACCGGCCACGTCGATGCGCAAGGCTTCGACCTTGTGGATTGACACCACGAACGGTGCGAACACGCCGAAGCGCTGGAATGGCAGTGCTTGGGTGGCTGTGACCGACAAGGCCGCTACCGACGCCGCGAATGCGGCTGTCAAGGCGAATGATGCGGCCAAGACCGCTCAAGCCACCGCCGACAAGGCTTCGACCGCTGCCGCCAACGCGGCTTCTCAGGCTAATCAGGCTCAGGCCGCAGCCAAGAAGGCGCAGACAACCGCCGACGGCAAGAACCTCATCTACCGTGGCCCCGACGAACCGAATCATGACGGTCTGAAGCCGGGCGACATGTGGTGGCGCACGCAAAAGTATTGGACGAGGTGGAAAGGCGAGAAGAACAATTCGCCGTCCATGCTGGCCGACTTCTACACCTACTGGCAGGGCGCGCCCAACGCTTCTCCAAGCGTCTTGGTGCCGCTCATAGACCGCGTGATCGAGGTGCTGACGTGGGATGGCACGCGCTTCACGCCATTTGACCTCGTGGCCAATAACATTCTGGCTGCTGGCACGGTGGCCGCGAAGCATCTCGCCGTGGATTCCGTGACTGCCGAAAAGGTCAAGGCCAATGCGATCACGGTGGACAAGCTCGCCGCCAACAGCGTGACCGCTGAGAAGCTGGTGGCTGACGCGGTGACCGCTGGTAAGTTGGCTGCTGGCTCGGTGCAGGCGCGGAATATCGTCGCATTGGCCATCACAGCCGACAAGCTCGCGGCCAATTCGGTGACCACGAGCAAGCTCAAGGTCACCGAGGATATGACGGTTGCCTTGCTTAACGCCCATAAGATTCAGGCTGGCGACATCGTATCCGGTGCGGTCACGACGGACAAGCTCGCCACCAACAGCGTTAACGCCGACAAATTGGCCGTGAACAGTGTGACGGCGGGCAAGGTGCAGGCCGGTGCCATCGGAACGGACAAGCTCGCCGCAAACGCAGTGACCACTGGCAAGCTCAAGGTCACGGAGGATATGACCGTGGCCTTGCTCAACGTCCACAAGATTCAGGCCGGGGAGATTGCGGCTAATGCCGTGACCACTGCTGCCTTGGCGGCTGGTGTCGTGAATGCCGACAAATTGGCTGCTAATTCGGTCAATGCGTCCAAGATTGTGACTGGTGCCATCACGGCCGACAAGCTGGCGGCAAACAGTGTGACGGCTGTCAAGATCGCGGCTGGCACTATCACGTCCGACAAGGTGGCGGCAGGCCAGTTCAAGGGCTACGTCTTCACGGGCGCCGTCTTCCAGAGCTCCGAGGCCGCGAACACGGGCATGAAGCTCAATAGCACGGCCTTGCAAATGTGGGACAGCAACCACAATCGCACCGTCTATCTTGACGGCGAAGGCAAGTCGAATCTGCTGACCGGCACTTTCCAAACCCGCATCAGCGGGCACAGGGTGCGTATCAGTCCGGATTATCAGACCTACATCATCGGCGGCACGGAAACGTTCGTCGGTGATGGCTTGGAATTCCCGGCCTACAACGGGTCCACCGCCTACTTTTCGCATCCGGCCATCGCTTCTGTCATCCAGTCGAATCAGGTCGGCTCGATGAGCGAACTGGACTTGTGGAGCGGACACGTGAGCAAGAACGATCCCGCTGCGTTCATGTCTCTCAGATCGAAGCCGCGCAAGAAAGGCGGTACCGGCAGCGGCGGCGTCACATCCAGAGTGCATGCCGTGGCGAACACGGATTACGACGAGCCGGACGAGAGCAAGAAAAGCAGCGCTTTCCTCACTCTGGCCGGCGATAGCGCGAACGGTTCGGAGTGCTGGCTCGAAGCCGAAGACGGGAACGGCAGTGTCGGAGTCGGCGCGAACATCGGCACCGGATACGTGTATCTCGGCGGCTATCTTGGCGGCATCACGAACCGTTTCACGTTCCATGCCCAGGCTGCGTGGAAGGCGTGGTATCCGAATCCCGGCTCGAAGATTGCGACCGGCGCTTCCATGCAAGTCGATTGTACGTTCAGCCCGACGAAATACGGCCACTATTACGTCGTCGCGAACGCGGATTCACAATGGGCGGGCATCATCGCGCACCCGATGAACACGGGCGGTCAGAGCGGCTTCACATTGAAGCTGTATAACGCCGACCAGCCTTGCCCGGTGGATGTTTACGCGGAATTCCTGGCTTATTTGGTCAAGTGATTGGAGGAAATCTTGTCATCGACTTTCGAACAGGATGAGAACGGCTTGTGCATCATCCGCTGCGATCCGCCGGTGAACGGGTCGGACAGTTTCGTCTTCCGGCCTGAGGTGATCGCATCGTGGAAGGCGCTGCTCGGATTGGCTTCGACCCGTGAGGCGGTAGCGGCGATCATGCAGGGCAAGGAGGATACAAGCCGATACGACCATGCCACCGGCAGGGGCGTGTGGACTGGAGCGTTCGAAGCGTTGGAATCCGCTTTGACGGATTCCGCGACCGGCGTGAGCATGATGTCCGACGATGGGGAAGTGTTGAATGACCCGCTGACCGCCGCACGCAACAGGACGCGTGAGGGCATGAATCTTCCGGTCATGTCGAATGAGACCGACGCGCGGATGTGCGCCGCATTGACTGCTGACGGTTCCGGCGTGGAAGCGTCCAGCGGCATCGATGTGGCCTGCACGCGGGATATCGACGGATTGGACGCCTTCCTTGATGACGAGTCCAGTCAAAGCATGCTGGACGAATGCGAGGAACGCTTCTACGAATCGCTCATGCCAAGACAAAACCAACAGAATTAAGGAGATTGATTATGGCCGATGAGACCACTGAAACCACCGCCGATACCACTACTGCCGTGACGCCCTCTGAGCCGTCCGGTGTGCTTGATTTGCGTCCGCCGAAGGAGTCGGTGCGCGCGGAATTGTGCCGATTGGGATTGGAGTTTTCCAGCGCTGACGGCACCGCCGAATCGTGGCGCGACTATCAGCGTGGCGTGCTCGCGACCTTCGACGATTCCGGCGCGTCCGTCACGTTGACGGACGTGAAGACGAATCTCGGACGCACCCTCACCTTGGACGAATTGAAGGCCGTGACTCGTATCGACACGATGACCGCCGCAGACTAATCCAGCATTCCAGTTTTTTCAACCCCTGCAATCCACGCGGATTGCGGGGGTTTCGTATTTAAGGAGACTATTTTGGCTCAGATTCCAGCCGACGCGAACGAGGTCATCGACCAGCTCTCGCAACAGATCGGCACTCTCAACAAGCAAATCGCAATCCTGACCAGTCAGCTCAATGCGGCCATGAAATTGATTCCCGCCGACGTGCTCGACGCGACCGAGGAGACGGATAATGCAGAGGATTAACTATTTCACCAATCCGAATTTCACCGGCCCATTCGCCGACGTAAACATTTCCTGTGAAGTGAAGGCATCATATAACGTCGACACCAAGCAGCTGAACATCTATGGCAACAATGGCGGTTATGGTTTCAATCTCACCGTGCCGAAAAACGCGGCACTCGTATTCGCCTGCTTCCTCTGGACGGAACACGACAAAAATCCGAATCCGCTCACGGTGTACAGTCTCGAGTCAAGCCACACCAATCCTATCGCTTCTGCCACCGTCTCCCAGAATGCGAACAATTTGCTCCTGCGATTCAACTCCACCGGCAGTGGCCGGATACGTGTCGAATTCTATCCGAACGGCAGTGCCGCGAATATCGCCAATCCGATTTTGGAATTGGCCGACACTTACGATAAAGCCGTGGGGGGGGGCTTCCGGGCTTCTTCTCCGGCGACACGATGCCACGCGCATAGGAGCGTCCGTCGGGCGGGTGATGTCCGATGATAATCACGAACCTATGCACGAGCCCAACCTCGACCATCACCTTGAGAGCCAACAAATGGGTGCATCTCACGACCGTTCCGAGCGTGAGATATATGACATATTGGGTCAGTTTCGATATGAACGTCACAGGCGGCACTGTCTCGATTATCGGAACACAGGGCGAATTCAGCGCACGCCAACGTGTCAGCTACATGACGTACGTCGACAATTCCGGTCCGCTATCAGTGAATTATTCCGTCAAGTCAGGCAATCCGACCGTCACCGTGACAAATATACTCATCTGCACGTTGGACGAATATCAGGCGAACAAGACCCTGCTCGACGGCATCGGATATTTCACCGGGGATACGATGCCGCGCGCCTAACCCCTTTGGGGGTGGTGGCATGACTCCAATCGTTAATCACTGCGTCATGCCGAAAGACGGTGTGAGCGTCAAGACGACGAACACGACACCATCGGACATCACCTTCACGGGGTTGACGGCGGGCGTGAAATACCATGCGAGCGTCGTCTGTTACATGCTGTCCACGAGTGGCGACAATCCGCGCTTGCGTCTCACCACCAATGGCAGCGATAGTGGGCTGGTCACTTCGAATGGTCGCGTGGATTACGTCTTCACCGCCGCCAGCACCACTCACGGCATTCTCGTCGGTCTGAACAATTGCACGGTCAATCTGAGCAAAGGCTTGTGCGTGCCTCAAGACCAGTGGCAGCAGCTCGTCTCGTTGGGATTGCCGGGCAATTATTTCGATGGCGACACCATGCCAAAAGATTAAACGATTTCAAAGGAGATGTAATGTGTTGCAGAATTTTCTAGCCGGTTTTGGTGGTGTTGGCGGCGCGTGCGCCGTCATCACGCTCGGATTGAAAGTCTGGCCGGGCGCTTTGGACGCGCTGGCTACCGGCTTGTACTCGCACGTCAGGCCGGAACGCCTGCCATACGATTCGTCGCTCTCCCAACATTTCGCCAAAACGAGGCAACTCGGCGAACGTTCCGAACGGTTTGACAGGCGGCTAGACGAACTCTGCCGCGACACGATAAAAAACACGCTGATTTCACTGATCTACGGCGACCAGTCGCACGACCACAGTGAGGCCGTCCGATACGAGCTGGCTAAGCTCGAAAAACTCGACGCGCAATGCTGGATCATCTCAGCCGCCGAAAAATACTTGGAGGAACGGCAATGACACGACTGCTCATCGCGGGCGGAGCCTACCTATTGCTCCTCGCGCTCATCCTCATTTTCAATCACGGCGCGCATAAGCGCTGAAACCGATTTTCAGGGCCATCACTTCAGTGGTGGCCTTTTCGTTTGCCTCGAAAGAGGCGGAAAGGAGGCAGTCGTGATCGATGTGACCATGACGCCGGAAATGACACCGCAGGGCGACAG